GCAATCCGATCGTCTCGAATGCCGTCACCACGGCAACCGTCTCGGTCGGCCTGGCGGGTGGCTCGGCCACCTACTTCTCGACCGCGCAGGACGTGAAGGGCGCCATCGGCAACTTCTCGCAAGCTGCTACGGCGAACTGGGTGCCTTCCGCCAGCTCGCAGAACGTGTCCTGCACGTACACCGAAACCGGCGGTGCATCGACGACCGGCAATCACTACGTCCATCTGACGTACTGCGTCCTCTAAGGACGCCCTAGGCCCCTCCTTCGGGAGGCGGCCTCCCCATTTCCCCCAAACGCTGCGAAGCGCTGGAGAGCATATGTCTAAGACCTACGAGGGCGGACCCATTAACGTTACGCAAGTTGGCTTCACCGCAGCCACGGGCGCCGCTTCGGCTCGCTCCGTCATCCCAACCGATTCCGCCGGCAACCGCCCCCGATACATCCGCGTAGCAGGCATCAACGAGTGCTACGTGAAGCTCGGCGATGTCACTGTCGCCGCGACCGCCAACGACATGCTGATCCAGCCTGCCGACAGCGTGATCATGGCAGTCAGCGGCGCGACCAACATCGCGTACATCCAAGGTACTGCGGCCGGCAAGATCAACGTCGTCGCCCTGGAGAACATGTGATGTCGGACCTTCACACGAAGATCCACATGGACGGCGACAAGATGCACATCGAGAACGTGCAGGACGCCACTCCTTACCTGGAACGTGCGAAGGCTCTGCACAAGGAGGGCATCCACGGCTCGAACGATTTCAAGCACGCCGCCGAGATCCCGATGATCGCCGTTCAGACGTACCTGAACGTGCATGGCGTCTCGTTCAGCGAATTCATGTCGAACCCGGTTCACATGAAGCTGATGCTGAACGATCCCGATCTGAAACATACCCGCATCTGGGCCGGGAAAGTCTAAGAAATGGCGCTCGCGACCTACTCCGACCTGCTGGCCTCGGTGGCTTCGTGGATGAACCGCACGGACCTGACGGCGGTTATTCCCGACTTCGTAGCCATCGCAGAGGGGCGCATCGCCAACGATCTGCGCATTCGCCAGCAAATCACGTCCAGCACTCTGACGACGGCGGCGGGGACGCAGACCGTCACGCTGCCGACCGACTACCTCGAATTCGAGAATGTGGCGATCGATGGGACACCGGAGACGCCTTGCCAGGTCGCGACCAAGGAGCACATTGACGCGAACTACCCCGCTGGCGGTGCTTCTGGCCGCCCGGTCGTGTTCACCATTGTGGGGAACAACATCCTCTTCGGCCCGACGCCCGATGCTGTGTACACGGTCAACATCGACTATTACGGTCGTTTCGATCCGCTGTCGGTCTCGCCCAGCAATGGCTTGCTGACCTATCAGCCCAATCTCTACCTCTACGCCTGTCTGCGTGAGGCCGCCTTGTTCGTTCGGGACGATGAACGCGCCTCCCATTGGGACGCGCTCTATCTGGGGGTCGTGAAGACCCTGACGAACATCGACGACAACGCCACGCACAGCGGCTCGGCCTTGCGGGTGAAGTACCAATGACGCCCATCGTTGGTTTCGCGCCCGATGCGGATCTGACCACGCCGGGCATCTTCACGGACTGCACGAACGTGGTCCCCTACGAAGCAGGGTTCAAGGGCGCGCCGACGCCGGTCGCGGCTGCTGTCGCTGCGCTGGCTGCGGAATGCCGCGGCTCGGCCGTCTGCACGCAGTTGGACGGCACGCGCCGGGTGTTCGCGGGGACTCAGACGAAGCTCTACGAACTGACCTCGGGAACGTGGACCGACCGCAGCGCAGGCAGCTACACCGGATCGACGGAATCGCGCTGGTCTTTCTGCCAGTTCGGCAACACCACCGTCGCCACGAACCTGACCGATGCCATGCAATCCTCGGCTTCGGGTGCGTTCGCTGCGATCGCAGGCGCACCGAAAGCCAAGGTGGTGGTTTCCGCCTCGAACAATTTTGTCATCGCGTTCAACACGAACGACGGCACCTATGGACAGTCTCAAGATCGCTGGTGGTGCTGTGCGCAGAGCGATCAGACGAGCTGGACGCCGGCTGTGTCGACGCTTGCTAACACGGGCCGTCTGGTGGCTGTGGAAGGCGCTATTCAGGCCGCGCTGACCCTCGGGGACTACGTGGTCGCCTACAAGCAGCGGGCGATCTTCGTCGGGATCTTCGTCGGCACGCCTGTTGTCTGGCAGTGGAACCTGATCCCGGGCGGGGAGGCTGGTGCTGTCGGCCTGGAGGCTGTCTGCGACATCGGCGGGGCACACTTCATCGTCTCGAACGACAATTTTTGGTTGTTCGACGGCACGCGGCCGGTTCCGATCGGGACCGGGGTGGTCCGTCAGTGGTTCCTGAACAATTCGAGCCCGACCTACCGCTACCGCACCAAGGCGATCTATGACAAGCAGAACAACCTCGTTCACGTCTCGTACCCGTCGTTGAGCTCTACGGGGGTCTGCGATTCCACGCTGGTCTATCACGTCCTCAAAAAGCAGTGGGGCCGGCACGATGTCACGGTAGAGGCTCCGCTGAACTACATCGCGCCTGGCGTGACCATCGACGGGCTGAACGCCTACGCATCGACCATCGACACGCTGCCGAACATCCCGCTGGATTCGCAGTATTGGATCTCAGGTGGACAAACGCCGTCCTACTTCAATTCCTCGCATCAACTCGTGACCCTCACCGGGACCACGGGCGCTTCCAGCTTCGTGACCGGGGACATGGGAGACGATGACGCGGTGACGATGATCGAGCGGGCCAGGGTGCGGTTCCTGCAGACCCCGACCACGGCTAGCGCGACAGGGTTCTACAAGATGAACGAGGGCGACAACCTCACGACCGGCCCGACGAACTCGATCAATGATGGCAAGTTCGACCTTCGTCAGTCGGGGCGCTTCCATCGGCTACGGTTCGACTTCACGGGCGACCACAAAGAAGCCGCTTTTGACGCCAAGCCGGTCAAGGTGGGCATGCGATGAGGCTTGAAGAAAACCCGCTGCTGCCGACCGACACGCAGACCAATCTGGTCTACACGCTTTCGCGGCTGTTTCGGAACATCGCGCAGAAGGTGAACCAGATCGGCGACGGGCGCTTGAACGGCTCGGATCTGGTGGCCGCCTCCATCCCGACCACGGGCACCTATGCGGCGGGCGACTTCATCCGCAACAGCGCGCCGGTCGAGGCTGGCTCAGCCTCAAGCAAGTACGTTGTGCTCGGGTGGATCTGCACGGTTGGCGGGTCACCCGGAACCCTTCTGCAGTGTCGCGTCCTCACTGGAAATTGAAACCTAACGCCGCGAGGCGCTGGAGAACACATGGCTTCTGACTACACGAACCCTTTTGCCGGGCAAACCAACCCGTTCCTCAGTGGTGAAAATCCGTACCTGACTGCGGGCATCGACAAGGCGCAGGGTGACGTAGTTCGCAACTACAACATGACCACGCAGCCGGCCTACAACTCGGCCATGGTCAAGTCTGGCAGCTTCGGAAACGAAGGCGTCCAGCAGATGAACGAGAACTCGCAGAAGAACCTGCAGGATTCTCTCGGCAACATCTCCAGTCAGATGCGCGGCGCCGATTACCAGAACAGGCAGAACCTGTACATGCAGGACCGCGCCCAGAACATCGGAAACTACCAGTGGGATCAGGGCTTCAATCGCTCGCTGTACAACGACGCGTACAGCCAGAACATGAACAACTTGACCACTGGCGTCGGATTGCTCGGGACGCTGGCCGGCTACAACTCGAACGACCTCACCAACGCGAACGCGATCCAGAACACGCCGCTGAACTATTGGTCGAACTTCTCGAACCAAGCCAACGGCATGGGCCAGGGCTACGGCAGCACCACGGGCACGGTGGGCAGCACCAGCAGCCCGTGGACCTCGGCTCTGGGTGGCGCACAGTTGGGCTCGGCGGCCATGGGTTGGTGGAACAACCAAGGCCGAACCGGCAGCAGCTCTCCGACCGATGCTAACGGCTACGCGCTGTCCAACTACGGCTCCGGTGGCTCTGCTGACGGCGTGACGCCATACCTTTGATGGGCATCGTTCCATTCCAGGCTGGCGACATGGACGGCAAGCGCCAGGACGCGATCGTTCATGCCGTCGTCGAAGGTGAAAAGACGGACGGCATCCGCAAGAGCCTGTACGACCTGCAGGCCGCTGTCGGGCGCGAACTTGAGCCGGTCGAGTGCCCGCTGCAGCATGTCTTTGCGCCTGGAGCATACGCACGAACCATGCGCATACCGGCGGGGACGGTGATCGTCGGGAAGATCCACAAGCACGCGCACCTGAACATCCTTTCGCAAGGAACCGTCTGCGTGATGACGGAAACCGAAGGCGATCGGCAGCTTACCGGCCCGCTCACGATGGTCTCGCCTCCGGGCACCAAGCGGGCCGTTTACGCCATCACGGATGCCGTCTGGACGACGGTGCATACCTTGCCTCGCGACAACATGACCCTTGACGAGATCGAGGCCGAAGTTATCGCGCCGACCTTTGAAGACTACGAGCGTTTCGCTCTGGAGAACAACATGACCAACCGTATCGAGGTGCAAGCATGACGTGGAAGGCAATCGAGGGGCAAGAAGGCCGTTATGCGGTGTCCGATGCTGGCGAAGTGATGTCGATGGACTTCGCCGGCTCTGGTCTACCCGGCATTCTGAAGGCGAACATGGCCCGCGGCTACGCAACTGTGCAGATGGGTGACCGCAAGCGATTCACGGTGCATCGCCTTGTGGCTGCCACCTTCATGGGCGCTCGTCCTGCTGGCATGCAGATCAACCACATCAACGGCATCAAGACGGACAACCGCGTGACGAATCTCGAATACGTCTCGCAATCGGAAAACATGAAGCACGCCTTCGCTACTGGGCTGCAGAGCAACCAAGGCGAGCGGCACTCGCGAGCAAAACTGACGGAGGACAAGGTTATGACGATCAGAGAAATGCTGGGGCTTGGTTTCAAACAGGCAGAAATTGCAGAACTTATGGGGGTCAGCCAGTCGGCAATTTCTCACGTCAAGCGTGGCGTTCGTTGGTCCCATGTGGCCGAAGGAGAACTGCTTTGACCTGGGGCGCAGTCGCAGGAGCCGCTATCGGCGTTGTTGGTAGTGCAATGTCTGACCGTGGCGGAAGCCAAACCAACGGCGGCGCTGGTACTCAGACCGCCACCAAGGAACCATGGGCCGCGGCGCAACCGTGGATCATGAACAACCTGCAGACCGGCCAAGCCCTGCAGAACCGCTATGCGGCCCAGCCGTTCAGCGATGCGCAAAATCAGGCGTACCAGAACCAGTCGAACCAGTCCGCCTACATGGGCGCGCTCGTTCCCTCGCTGCTGGGCCAGATGAGCGGGCAGCAAGTCGGCTTTGACCGCAGCAACCCGAACGCCCGCCCGACCGCCTTCGACTTCAACGGCGCCAACCAAGCCGGCCAAGCCGCCGCAGCGCAGAACCAGCAAGGGCTTCTCGCGATGCTCAGCCGCCAACAACAAGCGCCGGTGAACCTGAACCCGGCTCCTGCTGCTGCAGCGCCGGCCGGCAACTTCGTCCAGCA